ACTGCCTCCGGCGTCGTGCGACCACCGAGCGAGATCGATGGCACCATGCTGCCGGGGTAGTAGATGCGCTCCTCGGAATCGAGACTGCCTCCGGACTTCTTGTCCCAGATCCCGAAGTCCAAGACCCTGTCGGTGAGCTTTGGGCTCGGATCGTTGATGCTTTCGACCCAGAGGTGAACACGCCAGGTATCTGCGCGTGTCGGATCAATCGTCAACTAGATCGCCTCCTTCCTTACGGCTCGGTGATTGCCTGCTTGTAGATGGTGATGGTCACCATCTCGGCGAACTCGGACATGCGAACGTTCAAGATGGCGCGAAGCTCGCGGTTCGCGATGGTCGTCGGTGTGTTGACTTGCGGGCCGGTATCGACGAAGTACGCATTGCTCGGAGACGCGCCGAACAGGTCGCCGCTGAGGTAGAAGTTCTGGAGCATCGCGGAGAGCGCGGCGTTGAAGTCTCCGAAGAGAACGCCCTGCCCGTCGATCTTGTCGAACATGAACTGCTCAGCGATGCTGTCAGCGGCTCCGGCGATGGCCATGTACGTCCGAGAGTTGCCGTAGTTCACCCAGTAGGGGTCGCTCGTCGGATCGACCAGAGTGCGCCATCCGTAGTTGCGGATGCCGCCGAACATCCGGCGGATCACGTTGACCCCGGATGTGTTCAGGGTCTGTCGGTTCGCGTCCGTCTGATCCGGCTGACTCAGATCGAGTACGACAGTCGCTAGGCCATTGTCTCCGGCTGCAGGAGCGCCTGGCCCGAGACCGCTAGAGTCATTCGTCGCGAGCCTCGCCGCGATGAACGCAGACGGAGGCACCGAGCGCGTTGTCCCAGCGACGACCCCGGTGAGGATCAACCAAGGCCAGAAGATCGCTCCGAACCTCTGCCCTCCTGCCCGCAACGACTGCACGAGCGTTTGGAGAGTCGTGATTGTCGCGGTATCCGGAGCGTCGAGCACCGCCGACCGGAAGTTGTTCTGGGCATGAGCGAGCACCTGGAGTAGACCCGCGCTCGTCACGCGGCCCGGAGCCGAGACCTGTCCAACGCCCATGTCCTTCGTGATCCGGTCGAGCGCCGCCTGCCAGTTCGCATCGACAATGTTGGCGCGGTCATCGTTGCCTCCGGCGAGCGGCGCGGCTGCGGCAACGGCCGGCACGAGCGCGGAAGCACCAAGCACGATCCGGATATTCTGACTGTTCTGTCCCCACAAGACTGCGGCCGACTGCGCTGCAAGATCGGGGCTGGTCTCGACTTCGACGCCACCGATGACGACAAAGACGACGAACGTGCCACCGCCGACGCCCGCCCTGACGCCAACTGAGATGTTGTTGCCACTCGCGCCTGGCCCGAGTGCGTTCGCAACGAGCGAGACACCCGAGCTTGCGTCGAGTAGGTTCTTGGTTGCCGTGACCGCTGCTGGCCCGACGACTCGACTGACGAATGCGGTCGATCCTCCCTCACGGAAGAATGCGTCCAACGCGTCGTACAAGACGCTGTACGACTGACGCAAGCCGAAGATCCGCTCATAGTCGCCCATGCTGTGGATCATCGTCGGCGTCAGAGGCCCGGCATCGGTCGTGCCGACCGTGTACCAGGCTCCAGTATCCGAAACCGTTGGACGCGCGGGAGGAGTCGAGCGCAGCGCGATGTTGATGCCGGGACGAACCGACATTTAGCTCTCCTCCTTCGTGGTTGCCTTCGCTGACTTACTCTTGCCGCTCGTCGATTCCTCAGCCGGAATCAACTGACCGTTGTTGACCAAGTCTTGGGTAACAGGCTCAGCCAACGCCTCGTCGGTGAGATCGATGAACTCGCCTGGAGCGACCGGCACGCCGCTGTCCGTGATGATCGCGTGATCTCCGACGTAGCGATACTGCGTCATCCTTCCTCCTCTCTCGTGATTTGAACATCGTGTGACGCGACTGTCGGCCACTCCTCTCCGGGCTGGGTGGCCACATCGGGAGGTTCAAGTGGCCCAGCCCATTTCGTAACGACCTGTTCGACGGCAATATTGAAGACAAGGCGCGCAGACCGCATCGTACGCTCTTGCTCCGGATCGGGTACATCGGTGTAGCTCTCGTCAAGCGGGACAACACCGCTGTACTTCCAAATCCCGTCGAGCGCCTGGTGTTGGATGATGATCGCGCGCACAGCCGCGCCGTAGAGCTTGGCCAACCTGTCCGAGTTCTTCTCGGTATTCGCAGCGGCGATCACGCCGACGCCGATGCCCCACCACCCACGATAATGCCCTTCACCATCATGCTTGAGGCTATCGGGCACGAGTCCAGGAGAGATGACGACAACGAGGGGAACCATGTCGTCTGGGAAAGTGGTGAACTCGTTGCGTGTCGTGTAGAGACGAGGCACCGGCGTCGAACCGCGAGTCAGGCTGCGCTGTATCTCTAGCTCTTGGAGGTAGGTCGGCATCCAGAGCTTCAGCGTAGAGATCACAGCCTCGGCCAAGATGTGGCCGTCGAAGATCGGCTCGAAAATGCTGTTGATGCTTTCAACCGCGGACAATCGCGCGACCTATCTCGTCTTGAAGGATCTGCGCCCAGCGGGCCTTGTCCGTTCTGGTAAACTTGATGTACGCACGAGCCGGGATTCCCTTGCCGCCGTACTGTTGTCTTGCCGCATACGGCAACTCAGATTCTAAGATGATGTGGTCGTTGGTGATCTCCAAGTACTGGTTCTCGTCGTTCCACTCCGTTACGGAGCGCATCAGGGCACCAGACGAGATTAGGATGCGCGGATCTTTGCCCTGTTTTACCTTGCGCTCGACGTATGCTGGATCGAGTGCCGGCCAGCTACCTCCGCCACGCCGACCTTGAGACTGGAACGTCGTGTGAATTACGTTGAACATATCCTCGGTAACCCACTCTAGTCCAGGCTTCAAGTTTCCTGCGGCTTCTGCTCCCTTTAGGAGTTTGCGGCGCCAGACTTGGTCGCCGGAGATCTCCATAAAGACAGCGGCCATCAGAGAGGATCAGAGTAGAAATTGACGACGGGATCGGGATACTTGTATGATGGATACTGCCCACCTACGGCGTCGGTGACGTCCATCCCAGCTTCCTCCGCAGAGATTGCGTTGCGAAGGATCGGCACCTTCTCGTCGTACAACTCCTTGTACTGCGGGTAGGGCGAGCGGTTTTGCGCTACTTCGTTCGCGAAGTACGTCAACTCGATGTACATCGCGGTACGGAGCGCAGCAACGTCTTGCGCCTCCTGTACGAGATCGGCCGGGATCTCCGTGCCGATCTGAGGCCGCAGATTGTTGACAGATTTGTCGATCAGACGTTCGACATCGTCGCCGGTCGGGATCGTATCGACTGTGAACGTCTTGAGAGGAACACCGTTCGCGTCGCGCGTCCGCGCAAGATCCAGAGCGCCAACATCCATGAGCGTCGGGCGCCAGGCTATGGCCAAGGTGCTTTGAACAACAGGAAGGCTTGAGATGTTGCTCGCGGCGTCGAGAAACGAGATGCGATACCAGCCCTTTTCGATCAGCGCATTCGCTGTCGTGATATCGCGAGCTTGAGGGTTCGCCGGATCGGTGTCGATGGGCGAAAGCGTTTGGGTGTCGATGATGACGTAAGGCCCGTCGGACAGCGACGACTCTTCGATTTGGACTTCTGTCCAAGGAACGCCGTCGAATCGTTCGATTGGCGTAATGTCGTTGAACGAGACGATCAAGACCCTACCTCCCTAGCCGACTCGGGCGAGCCTACCCTGTTCCGGTTTGAAAGTAAAGCGCGCCTGTACTCTACTCCTACTGAGACTCTTTACAATGAAGAGGAGAGGGACGATACCCCACCTGCGGCAACAGATTTTGGATACCGCCCCTCACGCTTGGCTACTGCGTTGAATCCTCGATGATGGTCGTGAGACCATGCTCGACCGACTTGCGTGGGTCTCCGTCGGAGGCGATGTTCTCTGCCTGGAGCAGACGGTGCGCGAGATCCTTGTCGCCTGCGGCAAGATCGACCACCTCCTGAGCCTTGAGCGCACGTCCCTCGGGATTGTCTCCCTTGATGTACTCGGCCAGTTCGTACTCTCCCATCTCGGAGACGCCACCTGCGCTCGTCGTAGCGCCTCCGCTCTCAGGGTTTTGGCCGGACTCCAGACGCTCTCGCTCCTCGGACGTGTAGAACGAGTGGTTGTCCTCGCCCTGCTTCTGGGCGAGCAGTCCCATCTCATCCAGCGAGATCTCCGCGTCACGCGGAATCTCGACTGGCGTCAAGACGGGATTGCCGGCAGCGTCGGTTGTCTCGGCCATGTACGAGAACAGCAAATCGCGGACGATGCGCGTGTCGCCTTGATCGCTGTACTCGTCTGGGCTCTCGTAGCCCTCGGCCTCTGACGTTGCGCTGCGAGGCTTGCCGTAAAGTTCCGCCATCTTCGCCTCCTCCCTACGTCAGTCCTGTGAACTTCAGGACGGCGAAACGGTTGTCCACGAACATCAACGGCCGAACCGATGACTGCGTCCAGTACCGCTGAGTCTCCTGCTCGTACCACTGCTCCGTGGCCAGAGGCTGCTCGACGCGCATCTGGCCCGGCTGGTTCTGCTGTACGACGTAGGCCGTGCCCGCCGTGACGCGGTTGGTCACGAAGATGCTCAGCCCCAACGACGAGAGCAGATCGTTGAGGGCAGGCCCGTAGATCCGCGCCAGCTGGAGGTACTCGGTTGGGTTGATGATCCACAGGTCGTAGACGATCCCCAACTCTTCGGTCTCGGCCTGGGCCTGGGCCTTCGAAAAGTCGTAGCCCGGCCAGGCCGTTGAGTTGGATGCCGTCGAGCCTGCCGTGATCGTCGATCCCCAACTGACCCCGGCGACGACGCGGTTGGGCGACGCCTGGACAGCGGCCTCCAGAACTTCGACGGCACGCTGGTTGATCTTGCGGACGATGGTGTTCGCGATCAGCCGGACGTTCCTCGTGAAGACGGAAATGTCGTTGCGATCCCGAGCCTCGACCGTGGTGTAGAACTTGCCGCCCCACTTCTCGACTTCCGCGACCTTGGGGGCGCGGCGGCTGGTGATGATGAGCGGGAACTCGTCACCAGGCGCAACGCGCTCGATGTCGCGGTCGGCGTACAGGTCGTTGGCGAGCAACTCGTCGTAGACCACCGCGCCGCCTGTAACACCGCCCGAGTTGGTGAACACCCGGTCGGCGAAGAACCGCTGGAGCGTCAAGTCCATCAGTGTTCGAGTCACCCGCGTGGGCGAATTGAGCGCGATGTCCACCGTGATCGTCGTTGCCGAGACGGTCGGAGGGCCGAGCGGGTGTGCGGCCGGGTTGGCGTACTGCATCTCGGTGACGCCGCTCGCGCGGACGATCCCCGGCTGCCCCGGAACCCAGGCGATGTCTGACCTGACTCTGTTGCGCATCTTCCCTCCTTCCTATGTGAGCATGAGTGCGATCTCGGCGTCGGCACCGCTCGCGCACCCCGTCATGACGACTCCGAGTTTGACTCCGGCAGCGAGCGGGATTGCCTGCCCGTTCGCATCCGACTGTACTGCGAGGCCGAAGGTCAGCGCGGCTCCGGCCGTCACCGGGTAGATACCGTCGCGAGCAACGCCGACCTTGCCGTTGACGGTCGCCTGGTCGTACTTGCTGACGCCGACTGCGTGACCGCCGGCACCGCAATGAGCGACCTTGTAGTTGCTGCCTTCGGCCGTGGACGCCAACCCCGGCCCAGAAGAGCGGTCGGCAGACGGCGCGAGGAACCGCTTGCCCGTGACTGCGGCCGTGGCGATGGCAGTGAAGTCTTCGCCTGGACGCTTGTACGGAATTGCATCGTTGCCCGGCACCCTAGCCCTCCTTTCCCTGGAAGATCACGCGGTTCTTGCTGGCGTTGGCGCGGATCGTCTGGATCTCCGGGAACCAGCTGTCCGGGAAGCCACCGCCGTCATCCCCAGCCGGATTCCCCTCGTTGTCGCCCCCGCTGCTTCCGCGAGCGCCGACCGGAATGGCGCCCTCCTCCAGCGAGTCGAGCAACGCCGTCGTGCCCTTGAAGTCCGCCTTGAGCAGAGACTCGTAGTGCTGCCGGCGCGCAGGCGGGATCTTTCCCTTGCCGATGGAACTGTCGAGCACGAGTTTGATCTTCTCGCTGCGACTCTCGCTTTCGAGACGCAGACCGGCCTCCGCGCCCTTCTTGAGCATGTCGTACGTCTCACGGTCGAGCGTGACCTTGCTCGCCTCGGTAGTTGCCGGCTCGCCGTTGCCGCTCTCGCCCTCCGTTGCCGGCTCGCCTGGCTCGCCTTCCTCGCCTGGCTCGCCTGTCTCCGGCGTTGTCGTCGGCGTCTCGGTCTCCGGAGCAGGCGTCTCGCTGCCCTCCTCCGTTCCGGCTTCGGCAAGCACAGTCGCGGCGAGCTTGTCGTTGATCTCTTCGGCGGTGGCGTCCGCCGAGAGATTCAGCTTCTTCGCCAACTTCTGGCGAGTCGCCTCGTTCATCTGCGCTCCTTTCTCTCGCGAGCGAACGTCTGTGTCCGCTCGACTTGCGTAGACGACCATGTCCGAGTCGGACATGGCCATTCCGGCGAGTACGGCAGCCGAAGCCGCCACCTTGTCCGGGTACTCAGCGGTCACGACGACCGGATCTCCGAACATCGGCTCCAAACCGTCAACGACGACCGGAACGCGAGCTAGCTCGCCGTCGCCCATGTCAACGATCAGTGTGTAGCCATCTTCGGAGTCGAACCGTTCGCCGCGTACCCACCAGTCTTCGTGTTGCGATCCCGGCCCCTCGTTGTAGAACTTACGCCGGATCAACGAGACATCGAGAGCCGCATGCTGCTTGCCCTGTCTGTCTTTGAAGAATCTCATCCCTCCTCCTACTGCCTCGATCTCGGCTCCGTCTGGAGTCTCCGATCCGAACCACAACGGAAGATCCTCCAAAACCGAACAGCCGGGCCATTTGACTCCGAGCAGAGAGCAGTCATAGATGATCGTCTTGTACCGCTTCCCGGTAACGGTCTCGACATCGTGCGTCGCCTCGATGCTGCGGTTCGGGTAGGCGACATTGACGACCTTCGCAAGCCACTCGGGCAGGCCGACCATGTCGCCATAAACCGTTTGGCCGCTGTCACCAAGCCGAAGGTTGTCCCATCTACCGAAGGCGGGTTCCGCATCTTTGATCAGCGGCTCGTTGTAGTCCGACCTATGACCGAGCTTTACGCGCGGCGAAGCAATCGCAACATCGCTAGTCGCTCTAACAGCGTCGGCCAGATCCTCCTCAGTGAACGTGATCGCTCCAGTTGAGGCCGGGTACTCGATGCCCGTCGAGACCATCGGCACATCATCGATGCGCCAAAGGCCTGTTGCGCTATCGAGATACGGAACCCGCTTCGGTTTCATTTCTTGCCCTTACGGTTCGGGAGCTTCTTGTACGACTTGCCGCTCCGAGCGTGCTTCTTCGCGGTGGCCATCGTGATCTTGCTGCCCTTCTTGCCGGCCTGAGCGAAGAACCACCGCTGTTGTGCCTTGCTCGTCGCCTTGGGCATTACTTCTTTCCCTTCTTGGGCGTGGTCTTCCGGCCGCCACCCTTCTTGAAGGGAGCAGCCTTCTTGCCGCCGAAGTTCGAAGTGCCCTTCTTGCCGGCCATGACTACGGCTTGATCCCGGCGCTCTTGTTCGCCCGCAACTGCTTGCTCAGCATCGCGCCGCGTGAAGCGTTGGCGACCCGCTGATCCTGCGGGAACACGCCACCTTCGTAGAAGCCATGCTCGCCGGTAGGATCGACGGCACCATAGCCCTTGCCGGTCGGCACCTTCACGAAGTTCGGGTTGTTCGCACTGGCTCTACCTTCAGCCACTAGTTGCTCCTTTCTACTAGGACGACGACGGGGTTGGCAGGAGGGAGCACCCGTCTCACCTTCCCCGCCGCCGTCATTGCGTCCCTCCCTTTGGAGGCTGGCCTGACGCACCTTTACCCGTTGGGGTCTTCTGGGCTTGCTGCGCAACCTGTTGTTGATCGAACTGTTGCGCTTGCTGATCCATTTGCGCCTGCGCCTGGTCAAGCGCGGCTTGATCCTTGACGCCGAGCCGAGGCGTGCCTGCTTGCGGTAGACCCATCTCTTTCCGCAGCGCTGCCTCTAGCTCGTCGTCTACCTGGATCGCACCGGCCTGGATCAATTTGACCAAGTCTTCGACTACCAGCTCAGGGTCGAACTCGAAGACGAGAATTGGAACTTGCGGGATATCTTCGCCCCAGTTCCAGTCGATGTCGTCTTCGATCACGTACTCATTGAACGTATCCGCGAACCACCAGGCGATAGCCTCCAAGCCACCGCCCCAGAAGTCCACGAACGTCGAGCCGAGAGCGCGGCTGCCTGTCTTCGTTTGCCCAAGCTGCATGACCATCAGCATGAACAGGCGAGCCATCGCTTCGTCGTGATACTTCATCGACTCGACGACCGAAGAGTTGGTGCCCTTCGCGATCTGGAATTTGGCGCCAGCAGGCACAGCGCCTCCAGCCGTATCGCCGATCCGGAAGCGCTGTGCCATCTGGTCTAGGGCGCGGATCTCGTCCAACGAAGCTCCAGGGTGGGCCTCGATGTACGGGACGCCACCAGCTCTCTCGTGGTTGATCGCGTCGATCCGCATGAGCCGATCTTTGATGAGCCAGTTCTTGTAGCACTCGCGGAACCAGGAGCGACCGACCCAGTTGCCGCCCTCTTGCTCCCAGACGTAGCCGACGAGGTTGTCCACAGGGATCTCCGGCAGCATTCCCCAACCGGCTCCCGCCTTCGGGATGTTTTGGATGATCGAGACTAGCCCGCCATCCTCGGCGATCCGGAAATCTTGGATGGTACGCGGCGGACGCTCGGCCAACTTACGAAGATGCCATAGGCCATCATCGGGCCGACCCTTCTGCCCGTCTCCGATGTAGCCGACTTGCTCGAAGTAGTAATGGCCCCAAATGCCGGCGTAGAACGCTTTGCGCATGTGGTCGCGGAAACTGAAGCGCCTCTTCATCCGTCCGCGCTCGCGAACGTCTACCTCCTCACCGAGAATCGGGAGGTTGTAGTCTTGAGAGATCTTCTGCACCATCGCGTCTTCCGCGCCGTTCGGGTCGATCAGCCACTGGAACTTGCGCAGGCCGAGAGTCGTCGCCTTGTAGAGCGCACCGATCTGCGTGTCGGAGCGCATCTCCGAGTACGTGCGAACCGAATTTGGCCAAACGAGCGCAGGAACGATCTCCTCTGTGTCCTGGAACGTCGTCCAGGGCGCCATTCCCGCTGGTGAAAAGGCACCCTGAAGAACGCCCCCGATCTCAGTTGTCGGCGGACGCGCTCCCGTGTTCGTCTTGGTCTTCGTTGGCGCCACTACGTCCCAGCCTTCAAGATTTCCTGCGCCCTCTTCTTGATCCCGGCGATGTCCTCGACGAGATTCGCGGGACAGGAAGTCGGGAAGTATTTGCGGTGGGGATCGACGGGCAGTACAGTCTTGAGGTCGTACTTGTCGGCGATCCAGGCCATGAGCCGGGCCGAAGCCTCCTTTTGCTTCGCCGTCATCTCTTCGTTGCCGTAGTGCTCGTGCTCGATGCCGATCTGCTCGTTCTGACCAGGGCAATGCGCCGAGAGCACCATGTGGTGCGCGACGATGGCCGAGACCGTCAACCAACGGCCTTGGAGAACGTGGCCGCCGCGCGTGACGAGGAAGTTGTGGCCCGAGTCCGTCCATCCGTTGCCGTCCATGTGGAAGTTCTGGATGTCGCGAGCGTAGCGACAAGCTTCCTCATAAGACTCGACCTTCGGGTTGTTGATCTGCCGCAGATGTCCGGCCGTGTGGTGGAAGATGATGCGCCGCGAGCGCGTGACTGTCGTCAAGCCGGACTTCGGCTTGCGCGCATGCCACTCGTGCACCGTGATGATGTCTAGCTTCACCACGTGTGGATCACCCAAATGAGGAAGATGATCGCGATGGCGACCAAAGCGAGTTCGTGAACTGTCAACTTCCGTTCCATGCTCCCTCCCTACATCGGTAGGTCGATCAAGTCGCTGGCGAGACTCTTCATCGGTGAGACCGGCGCGTAGTGCGGAGTTCCAACGGTTGAGTAGACCGCCGCGTCTGCCCTGTCGGGCGAATGGATGCCGCGCTCGCGCATGTCCTCCTTCGACTCCAGCTGGATCTTGCCCGACGAATCGACCCACCACTTGATCGACTGAAGCTGGGCGAGTAGCTCCTTGTCATCCGGGTCAAGGTCGATCTCGCCGTTCTCCAGATCCTCGCGGAAGTGCCAGTACACTTCCGCGCGGCGGTTCTTGAACTTGTCGGGGCGGAAGGCACGCTCGGCCGCGCTGAAGCCGACTACTGGGTAGCCCTGCTCCCGCAAGCGGTCGAACGGCCCCGCCCCGAGACCGACGATGTCGATGACCATCGGAGGCCGAACCGTCACGTTGTGATAGTCGAGGATCAGCTTGAACTTCCCCGCCGTCTGCATCGTGTCGGTCATCCCCCAACCGTCAACGAACCTGACCACGCCGCCGCGATTCCGGTACACGACTGTCTTGTCAGTCCCGAAGCGCGCAACGTCGCAACCGTACCTGCCGCGTTCTAGGCCGGGCAGATCGTTGTCGATGCCCTTTTGGATCATCGAGGGGCTGATCAGGTACTCGTCGGAAACGTCTGGGAATTCCGCCATCACCTTCGCCTGCCAGAGAGGCGAGCCGATGCCCCAATCGGCCGCGCGGTCATCGACCCACTCTTGCGTTACCAGCTGCTCCGCTACGTCAGGCGGGACGGCCTCACCGGTAAAGTTGGGAGTCTCGAAGGCAGGAATGGTGATCGTGTGCCACTGCGATCCCGGCCTACATATGTTGGCGAACTCGGAGCCGGGATCGTCCGGGTTGCCTATTGCGAGACACCGCGCGTGGACGTTCGTCATCAGTGTAAGCACTGCTGTCCACAGTGAGACGGGGATGCCCCCTGCCTCGTCCAGAATGATCAGAACGTACCTCGCGTGGATTCCCTGGAAGGCCGTCTCATCGTAGTCAGCAGGCTTCCGACCCATGGCGATCAGTTCCTCGTTGGACTTCCCCTCACCCATGTACCAGTGGCAGTCCAGAGTGATCCGACCAGGCAGCTTGCCAACGCGGTGTGCCCGCCTCATCTCCCTCCAAAGAATCGCCTGTACCTGCGGCCACGAGGGCGCGGACGTAACGAGAAAGGCGTCGCCCAGTTCGTGGATGTTCAACCACCAAGCTCCGATCCTCGCCGCGATCCAAGACTTGCCCGGCCCGTGGCAGGCTTTGACCGCCGTGTAGCGGTTCTCTACGACGGAGTTGCAGATGTCTTCCTGGCGAGACCAGACGAAGCCGCCCAAGCGGTCTCGAATCCAGTCCGCCGCGTTGTCGCCGTAGGGATCGGGTTGTGGGAAGAGATAGCGCAGCGTCGCGTCCGCCGTGCCGGGCGGCAAGATTGGCGTATCAATTCCTCCCACGCCCTCCCATTCGCCCGCTGCGGGATCTCCCACGGTACTCACGACGCCTCCTGTTCAATCATGCCCTGAACCTTCGGCGCTGTACCGCCCTCAAGAACCACGAGGCTCCGTCGGACGATCTGCGGCCATTGGTTGGCCTGGGCAGGCGTCAGCACTAGCTGCTCCTTGATGTCTTCGAGCAGACGCGCGATTGTCGCGCCGAACGTCTCCGCCAGCCGAATGCTGCGCTCCGCGAGGCCGAGGCTAATGGCGATCTTGGAGTAGCTGACGAGACGATCCTGCGTCTCCGCTCGCGCTCTCTGGAAGACATGGAGTTGCTTGCCCGAGACCGTATCCTCGATCCAGTCTTCCTGTTCGACGATCTTGGCGATCTCGGTGCTGAGCCACTGGACTTCCCCCGCAGAAATACGGATGCACCAAATGATCGCCTGGATCGGCGTAATGTCCATCGGCGCACCCATGAACTCGACCGCGTGTTGTCTTGCGATGACTGAGTTGTGGCCTGGAGTCGAGCCACCGTGGTACTTGCAACGCCCGATGCCCGGATGATCGGTGCCAAAGCCTGCCCTGTGTCGGCACTCCTCGCCGCTGTGCTTCTTCGCACCGCAACGGTCGAGCTTGCGATCCTGCTTGAAGTTGCTCCAAGGCGACTTGACGCGATCACCTGCGTACTTCGCCGGACGCTTCTTGGTGTTCTCGGCTCGCTTGGGCATCAAGGCGCTCGCTTCACAGGAGGCTGGCTCAAGACCGTCGGGCCTTCGTGTTGAATCCAATCGTGGATTGGATCCCACTGGATGGAGCGGAGCCGCGTCTGCGGGTCATGGCCGTAACCGCGCTCCAACTCCTGCCACTCCGGGGCACGCTCGTGAAGATCTTCGATGGCTACTTGGATCTTGTCCGGAGGAACGGTGCTCACGCCCGGTACTGTACGGGGTAGAGCGAGCGCCGTCTACCCCTGTGTTGAAAACAGCAATTGCATCGCGCGTACGCGCGCGTACGTGCGCGTACGTGCGCGTCAGGTCATCGTCTCGGCCTCGATCTCCCAACCGCCCACCGGCACGTGTTGATCGCGATCCCTGAAGAAGTTCAACGTCGGCTGAGCTTGCGCAGCCATTGCCTTCCCCTTCTCGTCGCCATACTGCCGCAGATACTCGGTCAACATGATTGTGAGACCGACCAATTGCCAAGTCATGTAGTAGTAGCGCGGGTCTTGCCGAAGATCGACAGGTTTCTTTTGCCCCCAACTCAATTCGCGAACCGCCTTTCGTTCATTAGAGTGTTGACGCGGAAGATCATGTGACCGAAGGCTGACCGTTCGTGTGGCCGTCCCCTGACCCATGCATCGGCTTCTTGAAGGATATTCTTATTCCAGTATCTAGCTGCCTGTCCCGGCTGCTGCCAGATGACTGGGGAGAAATGAGCGAGCTTATGTTGAGACTTCCACTGATCGTGACGACCCATTCTGTAACCAAGGAATCCCCAGGCAATTCGCTCTGGACTGGTTCCCGCTCTACCACCACTGGTCTGTCCCCCTCTCAAGACGAAATCCTCAACTACTAATTCTACCTGCGACGGATCGAGCAGGCCGGTGCGCACCGCGTGCGTCTTGAAGTCCAGCCAGAGTTTGTATAGCTCTCGGATCTGCGCCTCTTCGGGGCCGGTCAGAGTAGTCGAGAGACCGTGTATCCGGTTGCGTACGGCGTCGATAGCGCGCGGCTTCGTCTCGTCTAGGATCGCCGAGGCTACCCCTGTATGCCCGCCGGGATCGACTGCGAATATCGCCTTCATGATGTCGCCAACTTCTCGCGCTCCTCGTTCCAAATTCGGGGTAGATCATCCTTGATCTTGACGTACTTATCGTCGCGCCAGACCGTCATCTCCAACACCCAGTCTGCGATCATGTCGGTCGGTGGGTCGGATGGCATCTCAATCTCGTGCTGCTCGAACTCTGCGAAGAGCCAGGTCTCGACGACAAACAGTGGTACAGCGTTATTTTGGAGACAATTCTGGCACCACATGATCGAGACCGGGGCGGCCGGCACAGCCGCGACTCCTACATCTCTGGAGTCGGGCGACTTGTTCTGACAAATGTCACACATGCTCCCTCCTTTATGAGATCCACGCTCCTATCGCCAGACCCACGAAGAGGCCCAAGAGGATAAGGCCAGGCACCAGAGCACGTAGGTCGCGCTTACGCCTTTGCGATTATCGTGCATGGCCAGGCCGTGTCCTTCAGGTAGTCGCAGTTTGGGTGCTTGGGTGGATCGGGCTTGGGTGGTAGAGGCTTTGGCTTCGTCACGGCGTTTCTACCTCCTCACCGCAGTTCTCGCAGATGTACACGTGCCTGCGGTAGTCGTATTCCAGTAGGCCGGTCTCGCAGTTGGGACAGGTGGCCTGTCCGGGCGCGGTCGGGTCTTTCACGAGTGTCCAGACCGCTACGCGAGAGCCGTCCGGGTTGTGGATGACCACGTCGAACGAATCGTCCGCGTCGATCAGGATCACCTTGTACTGCCGCTCGTCTGGGGCTACGAGAGCCACCTCGACGCGGTAGGCGCTGATAATTGCGGGCGTCTCTCCCTCGCGACCTTCGAAAAGTTGGGTGAGCAACTTGGCCCTTCCTTTCAGGGTAGGCTGGTAGAGTCTGCGGGTTTTCAAGGTTCAGCAGAGATCGGTACCGGCGGGTGTTCCCGCCTAGGTAGAGTCTACTAAAGCGCAAGTCGAGGCGTCGGGGGATCAGTTGTCGGTCTTTCTGCTTCCCAAGACGCGGATGAGTAGGTGCTCAACGGGGTATTCGAGGTAGATGTTCGAGTTGCCGGCGACGTTGAGAATCTGGATGTTCTTCATGATGAGCCACCGCCGTATGCGGTGCTCTGTGTGTCGCGGCTTGGAGGCTAGCTGGTAGTTGTCGCGGTCGAAGAATATGTCCAGATACGGCTTCTTCGCGTAGTTGAGTTCCAGGAGAGTTGCTATCTCGCCGCCGCTCTCCGGATCGTACATGAACCTGATTGTACCATCGGAGTTCTCGACGTTGAGCCTGGTTCGTTTGCGGTAGTCCAAGGTAGTGTCCTCGGTCATGCCGAACTTCCTGCCCCAATCCGGGTGCGGGCCTTCCTTGGTGCGAAAGTTCTTGGGCATATGTCCGCCTGTGGGTATGCCCAATCTGTGGGCTGCTCGTAAGGCGGCTATGTCCGGGCCGATCTGCCCTCCCGAGATGACTTTGATGACGGGGGTGATGTTTTGGGGGTTTGGTATGCGACGTAAGGGCGGGCGGTAGAAGTTGGGGTGCCTGTGTTCAGGCATCGACCGAATGCTTCGTGTCGATAGCCATGCGCATCCGCACCTCTGCCGAGTCGTGGTTGATGAGGCAATAGGGCATAGCTTCGGTCAACCAGGCGTACCTCTTCTCAATCGGCAGCATCCACTGCCACATAATGCCCTTTCCCTTCGCAAGCGGCCGATGCTGCTTTTCGCCTCCGAACATCGAGACGAGTCTGGTAATGAGTAGCTCGTTCTTGGATTCGTAGATGTGATCTTGGTTGACGCCTAGCATTCCAGGGCAGGCGTCAAACATGCTGGCGATCCGGACGAGCTTCGTTAGTCGTGCCGTTGGTACTGTTCGCGGCAAGGTGCTCCCTCCTTGTTGAGACGAAATTCGTTTGTCCCGCGCTCGCGGGAAGTCTAGCTCGTTTTGTTGAGGAAGTAAAGTCATCCAAGTTTCGGCCTCCCGCGCGCGCACGCTACGCGAGGCGCTCGGTCGTTCGTTTGTCGTTCTCGCGCGTATATGCGCCAGAGAGAGAAAATGGCGGGCTAGCGTCTCGCGCTACGCGCTCGCGCGGGAGAGAGTTGGATGATATTTAGGTTTGAAATGGTGGATTTTTTTTGGGTCTCCCGCGCGGGGGTAGTGCACGTGTTTTGAATTGGGATGTGATTCGTGTGTGTTGGGAAAGAAAAACAGCGGATTAGCGGGGTGGATGTGTTGGGTGTGTATCAAGAAAAGTATGATTTCGATTGAACGGGGGCAGAATGGTGTTGTAGGAGTCCCGCGCCAAAAAAAAGAGGGTCGCCGAAGCGACCCTCTTCCGCGACGCGCGACTACCGGCTAGCCGGAGTCGCCGCCTTCGTCCCGCGCCCGACGTAGCCGGGATCGTCGAACATCCGCCGGATCTCCGCGCCCGAGACGCGACGCCCGAGAGCGGCCGCGAGCGACGCCGCGAGCGTTTCGAACCGCCCGAGCGACGCGTTACCGTCGGGCGAGAATCCCGAGCCATCCGCGAGACCGGGCGAGTCGCGCCGTTCGCGAACCGCCTTCCGGATCGCCGCGTCGCTCGCGTCGGGCGAGAGCGCGAGCGGGTTCCGCTCTCCGTTCTTCCGGTAGTAGACCCGCGCGACGGGCGACGCGACGCGCGCCGTTCCGCCGCCGTACTTCTCGGCCATCGCCTTCGTCGCCGCGACGGGCGAGAGTACGCGAGCCTTCGTCGCCTTCGCTTCGGCGACGTAGAGCGCTTCGGCCTCGGCCGCGAGAGCGGCGGGCTTCGGGAGAGCCTTCGTCCTAGCCATCGTCCTACCTTCCTTTCGCTAGCCCCGCGCGAGTCGCGGAGTCTACGTAGTAGGACGAATTTTCCATCGTAGGAGTTAGTAGATCGGGTCACTTCTAGTAGTAAAAAGGTCTAGTCTTTAGTAGGCCAGTCGGCCTATCTTTACAGAGCGTAGTCCTATCACTTTCAGCGCGTACGGATTGCGACTGAGGGTTGAGTTGCTTTCGATTGAGGGCCAGTTGGACTACCGTTTGAGATGAGTTGACCCTTGCTTTGGAATGACCCGCACCTCAGCCACGGCCCCGTCAACTCAACACACCACCAACATCATTCCAAAACAGGCTGCACATCTCAAAGCATAAGCTGTGCACGCTAGGTTTCATCTCAAAGCATAAGCCAATGTCTTGAGATGAACTTAGCCGAGCCTAACACAGCTGAATACAACTCAACGCATAAGCTGTGCTGAGCATATTCACACCCAACTTTCGGTGTGTATAAAACAACTTTTACACCAACTTTCGGCCTCAACAACACGAAAAACAACTCAACACATGTGTTTACTTGTTGTATCCTCTAGCAACTCAAAGCATAAGCTGCTTCAATGCTGCTATATCGCGCGTAAAAACATCTCAAAACACACACTAATTGGCGGCCTCGCGAATTGAACCGAAACCACCCATTTCCGGGTAAACCCAAACCCGAAGCCCACCATCCCAAAAAACACACACCCAAAGTTCACCCCCTCCCTAATCAACCAACTAATCAACCAACTAATCAATCAATACAACCCGCTACCTAGATATAGGAATCATTTACCTACCGTTAACAGCATCGTAATACCCTAGCGAACCTAGTTGGAATTCGATAAGCTCTAGGCGAGCCGTCGAGACGGCTCGCTCCGAGCGGTCAAGTGGCGGAGCGGAACCTTGAAAATGCTATCGCAAGCGAGCCGGGGCCGGAAAGCCTAGACCCCGACTCGTCCCCATACCGAAAAGCTCGCGCGGGCATGGATGGCCCAAGCGTTAGGTAAGCCGGGATGCGCGAAACGTTGTAAGCGTCGAAACCGAACCATACGTCCCTCCGCAATAGACCGAAGCGCCGCCGTAGGCGGACGCGGAAACAACCGGGGAGTCCGAGCAAGTAGGGGGCCGAGAGGCTAGGGAGGAGCAAAGCGGAGATGGATTCCGCCGCGCGAACCCCGAGGGAGCGTAGCGATGACCCTTGAAAATTAGATCCCGAGTAAGACCAAACCGGAGCCGCTAGGCGATCCGGAATCCGTCGCAACGCTCGTACCAAGCAAGCCCGCTCCTAGCCGCCTCCTACGGATAACGCGGCAAAGGCCGGGGG